GCGGGCTACACGTGCCGTGGAACCTGCAGTATCTAACAGTAGTTGATAATGATTCAAAAGGGAACTCTTTTGATGGCACGTACAATAACGACTCCTGGAAAAGTCTAAATAAAGAATGCCATCAATACATCCGAAGACTCGAAACAAAAGCGGAAGACGAGTCTCTTGGATTTAGATTTGACTTAAAAGCCTCAGATTTTGACCTTTCTTTTGAGCCTATGTCAAAAGAACTTAAAGATTTTATTAAAAAATACGAATGGTTAGGAACCACGGGTTGGCTCGTTAAGTGGTGCTTTACCGCTAGGCATGAAGGCAAGTTAGCAGGTGTTGTAATGCTTTCTGAACCAGTGGCCCCTAGCATCTTTGGAAAAGCATTAAAATACAACGTTGAAGCTTTGGTTCAACGCGGGGCTTGCTCTTCTTGGGCACCTAAAAACCTAAACTCTAGGCTTGTGATGTTTGCTTGCAGATGGATGGTAGAAAATACCGATAGACGTGTTTTTATAGGGTACTCGGACCCCTCTGCAAATGAGTATGGGACGATTTACCAGGCATGCAATTTTATGTATTTAGGAGCTAAATTTGGAAATAAAGCCGTTTACACACTACCTAACGGCAAAAAAGTAGGCTCTCGATACTTTACCAGAACCTCATCGATGAAGAAGTGGGCTAAAGAGCTTGGGATCCAGTGGCAACCATCTTGGAGCAAAAATAACGGTTATCAGAACGTCTCCGCTATACCCAAAACTGAGTTAAAAGCTTTGAGAGACTACGCTAGTCGTATGATGAAAAAGTGTCCTAAGTCAGAGAAGCAAAAAAAAGGTAAGTACGCGCTTATCTTGACCAAAAAGCGAGAAAAAGCCTTAAGGAAGACTCTTTTGAGTTTGGTCAAACCAGAGCCGTACCCTAAACGGTAATAGACCGCCAATCTAGTTGATTCCTATGCTAGAATAGTGATACACTCTAGTCTGAAGGACCAGAGCCATCATGCTTGATAAAAGAGAGTTTAGAACAGATAATTTAGGCTTAGCGCCATATCTTGAGATGAGTGGTCTAAAATATCTACGTTCTGAGCTTACTATAGGCAAGTATGATAAACCTGTGATCGTATTTGTGTTTGACGATCCAAGAGGTGTTGGAAAAGATTTGGAACTCGATTTTGTAAGATCAGATGTAAAGCGCTACAGAGACCTTCTGTTCTTCTTCAGAAACGAGATCGAGAAGTTAAAACGTCGGCTCGATACTTTGAACGCACAAGACGTTAAGAATCAAGACCGAAGATTTGATGAGGAGTAATTAATGTCATCCCCTAAACCAACCCAAGGCCTACGTACTACTGTTCGAAGCCCCAATTCAATCGTAAACGAGCAAAACCATGACGATACCGCTTCGCAGCGCAGCGCGAATGGCGTACCAGCTTCGATCGATCAAATCATCTCGCCTTCCACAGCGAAAACAGCAATTACAGATAACCAAATGCTTATTGTAAGCAATACCTCAGCATCTTGGAACTACGTTTTTGTAGGAAAAGACAGCGATTGCCCACTTGGTGCTCCAGATATCACCAATGGCATTGGCGTCCCTCCAAACTCTCAAACACTGTTTATTTGCGGTAAGTCAGATGACCCAAATGAATCGATTGTCGTAAAAGCTAGCAACGCTACCGTACAGATTGTAGTCGTAAAGAATTAATAACCTGTGGCGATTCCAAATATTCCAAACAATCAGATTAAATCTCGAAATACTATCGAGCAGCGCGAGCATCAAGATGATGCCGCAGCTCGTCGAGTTTTAAATGTTGATGCTGATGGAAATCCAATAACTGCCGACAATAGACTTCCGGTAGATATTGGAGGAGCGCAGGTTGTAGTTGAGGGTGACGTTAGTGTCAACCTAGAGGCCGTAAATGATTTAGTTAATCCAGACAACGTAATGGTTGTTGGAACGGAAGACGGAACTAAATCAGGGGCAAGAAATGTCGCCAAAATCGACAGCAGCAAAAGGCTTCATGTAACCGACGAACTTGCTAAGGCAGTTTTGGATGCAATAGAAGCAAGACTTGCTACGGTTCAAGATCAAACAGACAATGTTGAAAGTTTGATAAATGCAACTAATACCATCTTGAGCACTACTGTTTCTGATTTATTAAACGATCTAAAAACTAATACTCAAGATGTTGAAAATATTCTGTCTTTAACTATTGCTGATATTTTAGGAGATATTCTAAACTCCATAAACGCGTTATCTCAAAGTTCTGACGGACTTGTAGTTGGAACAGAAAATGGTCAAGTAACCGGAGTACAGCACGTATTCGTAAACAACGTGCGCTCTATGATTTTAGCCGCGCACGATCGTAGTCAAAACATTTTGTATAATGATTTTGGAACAAAAAATCAGAGAATCGTGCAGGTTGATTACACTGCCCCAAGTATTGGTTCTGGAGCAGGATTTACAGCAAGAAAAACTATAACCTATACTTTAATTGGAAACCGCTACAGACGCGATAACATTAGCTGGTCGTTAGTCTAACAAACGAGGTATGTATGAAATTAATCAGAACAAATCTTTTAAATGACGTTAGTGGCGGAGCTTATAATCAAACTAAGACTATAATTCGCGGAAACGTCCATTCTAAAACAATCAATAGTAAGAATTATCTTGGACCAGCCCTAAACAGGTGGATTGATGTTTTTGTAGACTCTACAATTACGCCAGTAGGTTTTTACTGCAGCCCTAATGGTAGAATCTTTGTAGCATCTACAAAGACTTCCACTACCGTTTCTATTGCCGCCTATTCTTTTAATTTTTCAACAGGCGCATCCACCTATCTTGGCAGAATCACAATCAACATTGCCGATACAGCGGCCACGACCCACGTAACTCGCGCATTAAAAGTACAAGATAACGGAACTACTAATTGGAAAATCTTTTTAGCAACAACCGGAAGCGTCGCTATTAACGGCGGCCTCTACATGGTCAATAAAGTTGATTTAGCTGATTTTACTTTTGTTGGGACTAATTTTCCATTTGCAACCAGCACCGACCAAAAAGCAACATATTTTCTTCAAGATCCCGCAAACGTCGGTGTAAATCAGTTAAACGTTGCAGCTGTTGGAGCAGCGTTAGACTTAGTTTCTAATAAAATTTATGTTCATAACGGAATATCAGCAACACATCAATATTATGTTTATGATACCGCCTCTGCACCCACTTATATAACAGGTGCCATATCAGTATCAGTTGGTTCTCCCGGAATAGTTTCTCACGCAGGACACACTTTTGCGGTAAACGATCCTGTGGTATTTACGGCGGGAACTCTTCCTACAGGTTTAACAGTAGGAACTGTATATTTTGTAAGAAGCCCAATACCTGGAGTTAGTTATCAGCTCTCCGCAACTTCAGGAGGAGCCTCAATTAACACTACCGGATCTCCAAGCTCCGGAGCTTTTATTGGAAGAGCCTTCGGTACCTCTACAAGCAATTTTTTACATAAAACAGGAAATCTTCCAGCATTATCCGGAACTCTAATTTCTAACAATTCTGAATATTACGCAGTACCAGGACACACCATCAACGCAGGTTTTGCTTGTGCGTTTTTTGGAACGACAACTACCATGTATCTTGGAAAGCTTTCAGAACTCACGTCTGGAACAACAACCTGGCCTTCGCTAATTAACGTAAATAACAACGCAGACTCTTCTGTGACCACTCAAAACGCTAGAGCCTATGTTTGGTCTAACAGTCTTGATAGAGCTATCGTCAACACCACATCTTCTGTGCGTTTTTTGTTAAAACAATTTGTAAACAACTCAGCAGACCGTATTTTTGGTAGAACAAACATCTCAGTGTACGAAGCTCAAAATCCGCAGGTTGTGTATTTAGGCACCAACGCCGAAGCTAACATCGTCGACATCTCTTCCAGAGAAGGTTGGCTTTTCATGGCTTCTAACGCAGTCGGACAGAGAGGAATTACTGCTGTAGACCTTAGGAGCGATAGTTTATTTGACTACTCGTATATTATTACTCCTGTTAAATCCGTCACTCCAAGCTCTATTTTAAAATTTGTTAGCAGAGTTAGAGCTTTAGACCTTCAAACAGATTCAATTTCTGTTTCTTATAGAACTTCTGGGTTTGGAGTAGAAAATTCTGGTTGGACAGCGCTTACATCATTTGACGAGTACTCTGTCCCAATTACCTCAGGACAGATTCAATTTAAAATTAATTTCGATTCCCTTTCAAAAGAGGCAAAAACATTACATGCGCAAATTAACGAGCTGTTGTTTGCCATCGAAGACTCTTCTGAAATTTCCGATAATTGGGAATTTTCTGACGATTATTCAGACAACAACTCTCCATCGCGCTGTGCATTTAGATTAAAACTTGCATATACTTCTGCGGTTCCAACTCTTTATTTTAGAGCCTTAGATCTTAGTAACGCACTATTAGTGAACCATAACACCTTAGCAAATCCGGGCAATTTTGAATACTCCACGGATAACGGAACAACCTGGCTACCTTTAGGAACCATTCCGAATACGGTAGGAACGCTTGTTAGGTATACTTTTACCTCTCCTCCTGGAGTCGATATTAGACCTGGCTTGAAGGAGTCTTAAAATGCCAAATATTTTGGTAAATAATAACTTCTATCAAGGAACCTCTTCAGCCTGTATTGTCGATCTTACTCCCCCCGCTTTTTCAGGCATTGCAACAGCCACTGTTCAATCTCGAGGTCAGATAAGAGCAACCTGGACAGCGGCCACGGATGCGACTAGTCCAGTTAGGTACGAAGTTTATGCACAAGCAGGAACTCCAGTAGGACTTTTTACAAATCCAAATAACGTAGTTGGGATCACCAACGCCCTTCAATTTGATTTTTGGAACCTAAGAGACGGATCGTTTTTAGTAAACGGCACAACCTATTATGTAGGCGTAAGAGCGAGAGATGGAGTTTCCAATCTCGAAACAAATACCGTTAGTATTCCAGTAATTTCAACCGGAGTGTTCACATCGGCGGATACTTTTAAAGTTGAGGGAGCCTTTGCTTTAAACTCTTTAAATCAGCTTCAAGGGACTATTTGGGTTTTAAAAAACTCAACCCTTGCAAATTCGTCTAATGCTACGATGGGAACAACATCCTATCAAATTTATAATAAGACCGGAAATCCAGTAGCTGGGATGACGGAATCCGGAATTACCGCAGACGCAAACGGTCAATACAAAATTACGCCAGTAGCTTCTACTCTAAACCTAACTCTAGACCATTACATGGTAAAGGTTAGCAGCACCGTAGACGGAGCAATACGAGAAGGCTACGTTGCTTTAATTCAAGAGGCTCCAAAATACGATATTTCTGGTCTATTCTTTATAGACAACGGAAATGATTTTGATGGAAATTTTTGGGTTTCTGCAAATGAGGTCGTCAAAACCACAGGACTTGGAACAGGATCTTATCAGGTTTTTGACTCCAACGGAAATCCAGTAATTGGGATGTCCGAAACTGGAATAACTCCAGATGTAAACGGAGTTTTTAAGATAACAAGTATTCCTAGCCTTTTAACTATGGATACTTTGGGTTACTCGGTAAGAGTAACACTATCTGTAGACTCAACTACCAGATCTGAGATGTTTGCTATCAATCTTAAGGCAAAAGAGTATTTACCAAAATCGCAATTCTCGATCAATGCACTTAACCAGTTCCAAGGCACATTGTGGCTAGAGTCCGTAGGTTCAGTGGAGATTAGTGCATTAGGCACAGCAAGCTACACGGTTTACGACAAAGACGGCGTAGCGGTTCCGGGATTAACCGAGTCGGGAATTACTCCCGATGTAAATGGTAGATTCGCAATTACACCTGTTTCAGCAGCGCTGTTGACCGATCTTACGCACTACTCGGTTCGTTTAGGAATAGTAGCTCATGGAGTAGAAAGAGTTGCTTATAAGGGCTTCTCGCTACTAGGTAATTAGTTATGGCTATTAATCGCATACTTATGGCGCAAGAGGGCGATACTAATCAGCTACTAAGGACCGACAATCGAAAGAGGTTCATAGTTAACAACTGTCTAGAATGGCAAATGTTGTTTGGTCCAAACTCTGAACTATCTAACAGTTCTCAAACTGTTAAAGTTGCCGCTGAATTTGACACCTCTGACTTATCAAGTATTCGGTTGACTTCATATCTATACAATGCCGTGTCAGGCGGAGTAGATAACTCCGCCTCATGTCAATTTCACATTTACAAAGTTTCAACTCCAGTTTGGTCAGAAACGCTTATTCATACGGTGCCGGGTGTGTTGCAATATAACAGCTACTGGTTTGCGGATGTAGATCTTACAAACCTTCCTTCTGCAGAATTAGACGGTGATACCACTTTAATGATTGAAGTTTTAGTAACTCGGCTGAGTGAAACTTATAGAGACCGAATTTATGTCAATCATTTGGGAGTTTACGACAGCATTGTTCGACTCAAAAACGATGTTGAGTTTTTGGATATAACAAAACTAGACGAATAGTGGGTGAATTATGAGATTACATGCTTTTTTAAAAGATAATACAGTTGTAGAAATTCGATCTATTTCTGAACAGCAATATTTTGAAGAAATTAGAAATTACGAACTAATTTTAGATATAGAAGATCAAATTTTAAAACCGCAAATTGGTTGGATTTTGAAGGGAAATAAACTTACTCCACCACCATCAGCTCCTATAAATCTTTCCGATTACGTTAACGCAAAAATCGAATATTACCAAACCGAAGCTCCAAAACTACTCAGAGAGTTTTATACAGAAAACACTCTACTAGGAATTACGGTTCAACAATCCGACGAAATGTTTGACGCTTATCAAGACGTGCTTATGCGACTTCGGGAAGGTGCATGGACAACAGCTCTTTACAGACTTTCTCAAAAACAACCATCCGGATTTGTAACCCAAGCGCTCCTAAATAAGTGGGTGGGAATTATTCAGGCAAGAATGCAGCAGTAGTTTTATGGAAAAAATCGTAGTAGGGTTTTCACGACACAAAGGATTCGCACCGCTAAGCTGGCTGATCATGGCAGTTGAACGAACCCCCTTTTCTCATGTATATCTAAGCTTCTATAGCAACTCTTTAGATCGACGGCTGATTTATCACGCCACTGGTTCAGGAGTTCACTTTATTAGCCAGCAACGTTTTGAAGCTAAGAACGTCGTTGTAAGTTTTTCTGAACTACCTATATCAGCGGAAGGCAAGACTGCGATGTTGAGATGGTGCGTAGATCAGGCCGGAAAACCATACGGAAAGCTTCAAATTGTAGGCTTAGGTTTAAAACGTCTAGCGGCATTTTTTGGCTTTAAGATAAAGAACCCATTTCCAAATGGAGAATACGCCGACGTGTGTAGCGAGGCGGTAGTTCGCGCTCTTATGGCCGCAGGGTATAAAATACCCGACCAAGACGATCTAGATTCTATGGGATTGGTAGAGACCGCAAAGCTTATCCAAAACAAGGTCCAGGAAACCAGTCAAGGATGATGCTAGAATGAAGGATAGCCGTATTGGTCGGCTACCTCCCAACGAGAGTTAAAATGGCACGCTCAGACGAAGAAATCTTGATGTTACTCAGAGGCTTGGTAGAAGACCAAAAAGCCAACAATAAGACTGTAGTAGAGCTGGATAAGAAGCTCGATCTTCACATTCAGCAAACCAGTTACGAACTAAAGCGTATTAACGATCAAGACGAGATTCAAAACCACCTTCTAGATAAACATATTGAAGGCGTTAACACGCTAAAAGCAATGCACATTGCTCACGTAGAAGAGAATGAGAAGCAGTTTAAAAAAGTAGACGATGAGATTGAAGGACTTAGAAAGCCAGCGGACTGGATTAGAACAACAACCAAAATAGTTCTATGGCTAGGATCAACAGCAGTGGCTGTAACGGGTCTCGTAGAGTTTATCAAATGGTTGAAAGGATAACAAATGTTACTCACTTTTAAAGTTCTAAATCATGATGCCACCTTAAATAATTGGGGCGAGATCGGCTCTGCCAAAATCGTACGAGGTTCTGCTGCTAAGATCGTTCTTCAAATTTTTCAACCAGAAAAAAAGATCAGGTATATTCCCGCTTCTGGAGCTACGTTGACTGTAGCTTTCTTAAACTCCGATGGAACCACTTTAAACAAGTCTGCCACCTTTGCCATAGCAGACGATCGTTCTATCGTTGAGATTAATCTTACAGCCTCCGAAACTGCAACCTTGATTAGTCAGAATCTTATTGGCACACTAACAGAAGGTGGAGTAGTTACCATTATTCTGCTTCAACAAGGTCTTCAGATGCTTAGTACTATGGACAATTGCTAATGAACTTAACAGCGCTCATACCAGGATGCAAATACTTTACTTGGAAGGAAGCATTGTGGCTTCCCGAAGAAAGTAGAAGTGTATCTGATGAGGAGCTTACTGACGAGCTTAAAGAAAATCTAATAAACACGTTTCAGTGGATGGATAAGGTCCGCGAGTGGATTGGGAAACCTATCACGGTTACTATTGCCTTGCGTACTATGAAATATCACCTGGACTTGTATAAGCGGATCAACTCCAAGCGAGCGTTACAGGGACTGCCTGAACTGCCCGTCCCAATGGGATCTATGCACCTTAAAGGTCGAGCCGTTGATTTCGTAGTAAAGGGTATGTCTTGCGATGACTTCAAGAAGAAGATGCTAGACGAAGCTAAGCTAGACGAGTGGAATCTTAGGATGGAAGACAACGGCCTAGGAGCTAATTGGATCCATTTGGATGATAAAGCTCCAGGGCCTAGTGGAAGGTTCTTTAAGCCATGAAACAACCGTATCACTCTTTTGAAGAGTGGCAACTAGACATGGATAAGATCCGAGCCAACGATAAGGACGCTCAATTCATTAATCATGTAAAAGCTAGGTACTTTGCTTCAGCTCCTGACCTGCAGCAAAAAGTTAAAGAGTATTTAGAAAACATTCAGTTTGAAAAAAATCCGATAGCTTACGGAAACAAATTAGCAAGACAAACTGAAAAGGTTCTGTACGTAAAAAACGCTCAGAATCCTTGGTGGAGTGTTTAACATGACCGTACCATTTAACGCCATAGGAAATCAAGCGTTTACCAGAACAGAACCCCTGCTAACTGTCGAACAGATGAAGCAGCGTTATCTATTTGGAATTGATTTGACTGACGAAAAAGGAAACCCAATCCCCGATGCAGTAATGCAACACCAAATTAATGCAGCGGTATCATACCTCGAGCATAGTTTAGACATCATTATCTCAGAAACTGAGTTTGAGGAAGAGTACGATTATCGAGCTGTTGATTATGTTAATTTTAATTTTATTCAGCTCAAAAAGCGCCCGCTTATTAGCGTTTCTGATCTAAGAGCAAAGTTTCCAAACAGCCAAGACCTAGTAGTGTTTCCTTCGGACTGGATTGTGATTGAGAAAGAATCGGCCCAAGTTCAGCTTTCACCAGTAGAGGGGAGCTTTAGCGGGCTTATCGTAACGCAAGGTGGATCGTATGTTCCTTTGATTTACGGAACTAGAGACCATTGGCCTCATCTTTTTAAGATCAAATACAAGGCGGGGTTTTGCCACGACAAGATTCCGGTGTTGATTAACGAGATGATCGGAATGCAAGCCGCCATTAGATCGTTTGAGATTCTAGGAGACATCACCTTAGGACCGGGCGTTACAGGAGAGACCGTCAGCTTAGACGGAGCTAGCACTAGTAAACAGCTAGCCGCTTCTGCCATGTATAGCGTTTATTCCGCCAGAATTGATTCATATCGAAAATCCCTCGGCGAGTACATGAAGGCCGTCAAGAAGTACTATGCTGGCGTAGGATCGGTGGTAGGCTAATATGGCTAAGAAGAAGACTGTAAAAATTCCTATGAAAGACTTTGTGAAAGAGCACAAGAAGCTTATTCAAGTTCTTGAAAGCCCTTCTCATAAGGACGACAAGCGTGAAGCTAAAGAGCAAAAGCAAGAACTTCAAGCTGAGCTAGACAAGTCTAAGACTGACGTGGAAACTAGAAGTCCTAAAGACAAAAAACTTTCAAACAAGATCTACACACATAATCGAAAGAAGCTTCACACCTTTGTTAAGAAGATGAAGAAATCTTTGGATTTCAAAGATACCACGGTATCTGTAGACTCTAATGATCAGCTTTTATCGGAAAAGACTACGAACGCAAAACTAGTTGAGTATGTGAAGATGCACGCAGGACTCCTAAAGGCAGACGGATCTGTAGCTAAGATCCCTTTCCCCACAGGAATGCTCACGTTATCTCAGCGAGAGGCTGGAATCTACCACGGCCATTTTCAAGACAGAGATGGTCAAGTCGTTGAAAAGTTTGATTCTCAGACTGTCGAGATCATCTGCAAGATGTTGGAGCTTAAAAGCTTAGTTCCAGTTCCTACAGAACCAGTATCGGTACCTGCTTCAGAACAAGAGGTAAGTATGCTGGCAGCAGCACACGATCGTATCGATATGGTACACAATCGAATTGATGCAATTGAACAGCGTCAAGCTTCAAACGTAAAAGGAATTAAGATCAAGTACGGAGACTTTGAGTTAGAAATTAGAAAGTCCATTCGAGACTTTGTAAATGATTTTAAAACAAACAAATCTTACGACCGAGATACAGTTCGTAAAGCAATCTCGTCGTGGCGTAAGAAGCATGGCGAGTATATGCAACTCGGCAGCGATATTGCTGCTGCAAAAGAACTACTAACTAATTGGTCTCAACACGAAGATTCATTTTGCCAGTTTGTAGATGCTTTGACTCGCATGGAGGAAGAGAGTGACAGATCCTAAAGTTTTTGCCTTAAATCAAAAGCTTGAAAAAGCACTGGAAGGTTTTAAACCAGCGCTCAATTACGGAGAGCGTTTGGAGATGTTTAATCACGTCTACAAGGTCATCTCTTGCCAAGACAAAGGCTACACTATCGTTGAAGACGAAAGAAAGAGCCGGATTGCATACCCTACGAACTCCATCAGAATGATGCTTAAGAAAGGTACGTGTAAGAATCTAGGGTGTCTAAACATCGAAAAGGCTCAGATTAGTGGACCAGGAAGTAAAGTAGGAGTTACTAGAGCTGCAGCAAATGCAGCTTATTCAAAACAGCCGGGAAAGTCTTCATCTGGACAACTCAAAGGACAGCCTGTAGGTACAGTTACTTCCGGTAAAGATGGAGCACAGTATAAAAAGATTCAAGCAAACCCAGCTATTTGGGTACGAGTTGGTGAAGGCACGGTACATCACGAGCCAGGAGCAGAAGCTCACGACCCTAGACAAACCTCTCCAAAGCTTCAGTCAGAGTTTCAGAGAGTCATAACTCATGTAGAATCTAAGGTTCATCCCGACGACCGAGCTAAGATTCACAAGATGGCAGAAGACTGGCTTCATGAGAAAGCTAAGTTCTACCACATGCAGCATGCTCACAACACGCAAGAAGTGGATGAATCCGGCAAACCTGCACAAAGAACCGGAGTAGCTAGATCAACTATGGACAAGGTCTTTACTCAAGGCGACAAAGCGCGTAAAATGTTTCATGACCTAATTGAGGCCGTAAAGAAGTCACACAAAAAGCTAAAAGGAGGCTCAAATGCCTAGTAGCCGTTTAAAAGAAAAGATCAGAGAAAAGATTAGGTCTAAACTTCGCGAGCGCAACAAAAAAGAGCGAAAGAAGACTGAAGGTCAAGTAAACATCGAAGGCGTATCTAAACCTAAGAAACGAAAGCCTAAAAAGGTTAAGGAACAGGAACAAAAGAAGCATAAACCAGCTTCTGTATCAGTCGGCGCTCGAGGAGGAAGGTTTATTCAAGAAGCTTCCGGACATAAAAGGTACGTTAAAGATGGTGGATTAGCTGGCCATAAAAAGATTTCAAAGTCACTCTTAGAAGAGCTTGAAAGCATCGTTAAAGAGGATAAGATCAAAGAGTTCGTTTTAAACTTTAAAAGGAGACAGTAATGAGCAAAGAAATCAAGCAAGAAAATAAGGAACAAGCCCCAGTAACCGCTCCGGTGGAGCAACAAGCCGCCCCACCTAAACCAAAACTGGCAGACGGATTATTTAAGGAATTTTTAGTAGGTTCAAGACTTGCGGCTGGTAGCACCGGTAACGTTATGACTAACGTCAAGACGTCTCCTATGGACTATCAGAAGCGTTACGAAAGTTCTACGAAGAATCAAAAGTTGACCGCAGAAGATATCGCTAAGCTGAAACCAGACACTATTAAAAATCCGGTAGATAAGAAGCCAGCTAAGGCATAAGGATGTCAAAAAGGGTAACTAACGGAATCGAGGTCGATCGGCTTAATCAGCAGATTGAAGATCTCGGAGTCCGTATCAAGATCTGGAAATCGACGCTATGCCCAAACATTAAGAGCATAGAGTCGATGGATCATGACATTAATTGCACTATCTGCAATAATAACATGATCGATTTTGGATGTCGCGAAACTGTAGCGCTCATTCAACAGCAGGATCTTGTTGAAAAATTCAAACTTGAAGGAACTTTCAGCATGGATCAAGTGCTGATGAGTTTTAAATCAGACGTTACTCTACACATATATGCCAAAGTTGAGCTTCTTGATTTTGCAGAAGACTTCTTTGAACTAATTCAACGTCAAGAAGGTAGTGATACCGACAAGCTTAAGTACTCAGCCTGTAAGATTCTAGGAGTGTTTTCTGCAACTGGAAACACCAAAGAGGAGTACTTTGAGGGAGCTGATTTTCAAGTAGACGTAAACGGCAATATCAAGTGGGTTGGAGCACATAAGCCAGCTGATAGAGATATTTATTCGATCTACTACCAGCATCATCCGGTATTTCGCGCGGTCCAAGCCCTTCATAGAGATCGGTATAGCCAGTACAACATCAGACCAGACTCTATTCAGGCTCCTAAGAAGACTGTTGACGGGCGTACATATGTTAAACTTCCTGAAACTTGGATCCTAAAACGAGATTATCTAATAGAGCGTAGAGATCAAGCCGGAGACCTTATCCCAGATAATCAAAACTACGACCCTAACGAAGTGTAAGGAAGCTTTATGAAGCTCAAGCTATCCTTTGATGACGTTGACTTTAGTGAGGTCGTAGATGGAATCAGAGACCGATTTCAAGCAGGAGTCGGAGCTTTGATGTCAGAGGCGGATGGATACGCCAAACGCGAAGCTAGCAGAAGGCTTAAGCGCGGCCTATCAAAGTGGCTGAATGGCTTTAAGATCAATAAGGTCAGTAACGATTTTTACATAATTTCCATCGACGGCAAGCTGGCCAATTGGATGGAAGACGGTATTCAGCCCGGAGAAATCTCAAGGGCCATTATGTCCGGTAATCGTGCGGACGTAAACAGAGGTGAAGGCAAGAATTACGTAGATGTTCCTATCGCTAAAGATGCTGATGCGATGGGAGAGATTACTCTAGGTAAGAGCGGACCTAAAGTCCAAGTGTCTGCTTTTAAAGATGCCGACTCCATGTTGAAAAGTATTACTACTTCTGATTGGAAGAAGGGCGGTACTAAGAAGAAGCAGGTTATCGCTAGTAGAGTCCAAGACATTATCAAGAATGTAGAGCCTCCGACTGGAAAAGTCAGCTATTTAACCATCAGGCGTGTAACCGATGACAGCATGTGGCCAAAGTCCCCGTTCCAAGGAGCTAAGGTTTTAGACGATCTGGGGTTGTATTTGGAGAATAACTTCGATAAGATACTTGAGAGGTATTTGTAATGCCAGCCCCTATGACCGAGCTGGTCCTAGAAACCATCTTACGAGATGGACTAGGTCAGATCAAAACAAACCCAAATATTCTAGACGACATCTTCGGACGTTTAAAAGAAGCTCATTTTCTTAATCAGTACGGTCAGAATAAGATCGACGAGATCAAGACGTTTTTTACAAACGGAGTAAAGCAACTTCGAATCGTACACTCATGGTCTCAAGTACCAACGCACGTGCCGTGTTACAGCATCCAGCTCATCAATGCCGACGAAGAGGAGGGAATTCAAAATCTAGGGAATGATTACCCTGAGGTTGAGGATCCAAAAGCTCCGGAGGTCATTGTAGCTTCTGTACAACCCACTACCTTCAATGTCACTACTGGAAAACTGGACGTAAACCCAGCTGTAGATCTAAGTGCTGTATGCGCTGGTATGCTGTTCAAAGACTCTAACGGCACTACATTCCCGATTAAGACCCCTCTAAGTAATATGTCCGGCAGTAAGTATCTTACTTTAGAGAGCAATGGTAACACTCCTGAACTAACCCTTCCAGGTCAAGTTATTAGTTCTATTGATTTTACTAGGTATGACCGGCGCATGGTTAGACTCAGAGAAAAAATCGCAATTGGAGTTCATTCTTCAAACGATCTACACTTGACCAAATTCCTATACTATATTCTAGTTTGGATCCTAAAATCAAGGCAAGAAGCCATGATTAACCGAGGCCTCACTCTAGATAGAGGCACAGGTAGGGTTTTTGACAGAGACGACACCTATCAAGGTGAGAACATTTACACTAGATATCTAGAGATTACTTGTATCTCAGACTTCATCTGGAATCAGAACGAAGCGCAGGTATTTGACTGCTTTGACCTAACAATCAAAACTAATACCCCTAAGGCCAATAGCATTCCAGAAGAACCCTACAATACTTCGGAGGACTAACCCATTTCGTGATATGATAATGGGTATTCGAGCTTATGAGCAAAGAAAAAACCAAGAAGAATGACGTACAATCGGAAGGTAGAGAGTTTTCCATAGAAGTTGTGGAGCCTGAATCGGTTTTGAGCTTTGACGTATATTTTAGGAAGCTGATTTCCACTAAACCGGAAGTTCAGCCCCACCATAAGCTTCCAATGAAGCAGTACGCAAAGGCTAAAGGACTTGAAACGGCTACAGAAAAACAGTTCGATGAGATCTTTGGATCTTACTGAAGCGATAGGAGCTTAGAATGGCAATCAATGTAAATTTCGCGGGCGCTAATATTCTTAAACCAGGCGCGTATTCGCAAACCAAAGTGAATCTATCTGGTGGTTTTCCTCTAGCAGCTACTGGAATTGTTGCTATTATTGGTGAAGCCGACGGAGGCGCTCCAGGCGCAGTTGAAGGTGTTCAAACGTTTACAAGCGAAGATATTTCATCGTTGATCGACAAGTATAAGTCCGGCCCTATTGTAGATGCAGCTCGCATTCTAACAGCTCCAGCACGCGATGCGCGAGTCCCTAATGGAGCAAGTCTCATTCGAGTTTACAAGACTAATGCATCTCTTCAAGCTTCGCTAGCGCTTCAAAATTCCGCTCCAACAAATCTATTTACGTTAACTTCTCGCAATTACGGAGAAGATGAAAATTTAATCAGTGTTAAGGTTGAAGCTGGTGTACTTAATACTAACGCTCGCATTATCACTGTTCAGAAAGGCAATATCAAAGAGGTTCTTTCAGAAAACGAATATGCCGCTATTCTTGCTATCCAGTACGTAGGAGCAGGTTCTGCAGCAGCGCTCAGCATTGCTTCTGGCGTTCTGACCACCTCCATTACTGGGGCACCTTCTGATAACCTAAGCATTCCTCTCGCTGGTAAAACGATTCAACAACTTGTAGATCTTATTGACGCACACGCAGCTTATACATGCTCCACTACGTATAAACTTGCATCATCTAGATCCGCTGCGGACTTGGATCCTATCTCTACTCCGCTGGACATCCTAACTTCTAAGACTCTTCGCGCTCAACAAGATGAGCTTCTTGACATTATCAACGGAGAGTCTCAGCTGATTTCAGCAACTCGTGTAGCTAACGTTGAGGGTTCTATCGTTACTTACAGCGGTAAGAAATTCTTGACCGGAGCCGCAAAAGGAGCTTCTAGTAACTCGCTATTCCAAGCCGGTTTCGACGCCCTTCTAGCTCTTCGATGCAATACCGTAGTACCTCTTGTGTCTCAGGACGCCTCAGCACTCACCACTCTTGGTGAGACCGACCCAGCCTCTACTTTCACGGTAGATGCAGTTAATGCTCAAGCGCTGACTCACTGCGTTGTTGCTTCTAACACCAAGAATCGTAGCGAAAGAAACTGCTACGTTTCCAAGAAGGCTACGTTTGCTAACGCTCAAGCCGCCGCACAAGATCTCAACCACGAACGCGCTTCTATGCTGTTTCAAGATGTCGAGGTTTTGGGAACCGATGGAAATCTGGCGTTTAAAGACCCATGGGCAGCTGCATGCATCGTAGCTGGTATTCAAGCTGGAACTCCAGTAGGAACTCCTGCCACCTTTAAAGGAGTTAATGCTAACGGAATTCGTCATGCTAGCTACAATTCAAAGACACAAGTAGATCTAGCTATCGCAGCTGGACTTACTCCTCTTGAAGAAGTAGATAGCGGAGGCATTCGAGTCGTAGTTCACAACTCCACGTACTCGAAAGACGCTAACTTCGTCTACAATCGCCCATCAGTTCTTGAAGCTGCGGATTACGTAGCGTTCAACCTTCGCGCCCAACTCGAAGCCATCTTCGTAGGAGAGAAGGCTAGAAGCGGTTCCGCAGAAGCCATCAAAAACGCCGTAGTGTCTATCATGTCTGCGTTCCTAGCTGATGAGATTATTGTTGGAGACGATACTAACGAGAACCTTGGATGGAAAAATCTTACGGTAACTATCAGCGGAAACGTTGCTACCGTGGAAATCACCATTACGCCAGTTCAGGGCATCGATTTTGTTCTTAACAAGATTACGCTCGACACCATCAGGCAGTCAGCTTAATAGGAGGTTCAAATGCTGTCAGCAAAAGCTAAAAGAGATTTGATTGTGATGATGGCGTCTAAGAAGGACGCAGATCGGCTAGAAGCACTAATGGCTACTGATGGTCCCATTGACTTGGACATGCTTAAAAGGCTGGAAATTGCTTTGGGAAGTAAGAAGCTTGCTGCTCAGTTAAAAGCTAAAATAGAGAATCCTGCTAACCCTATTAGTCATGAACTTGAAAAAGGAATTGCCATTGCAATGGCTTCCGCAAAGACTGGTAAAGAGTTGGAAGACGAAGCTAACATTGACGATTAAACTTTAGGCAAAACGAACGTAACCCCTCGCCTAAGATAAACAAGAGGGTTGTACAAGGAGAAATGAAATGAGTCTAACTTCAACAGGCGCACGAGTAATATTTCGAGTCGACGGACAAAAAGTAGCTTTCGCAAACGCCATTAACTATACCGTCTCGCATGCCCATCAGCCTGTAGACGTTTTGGATCAATTAACCCCAGCCGAATACGCTGAGACTGGGTATACCGTAAACTTTACGGCCACCCTGTTCCGAGTAAGCGATCAGGATGCTATCAGCCTTGGTCTTCGTCCGAAGCTTCAAGACATCCTAACCCAAACGGAATTAACCGCAGAGTTGATTGACCGCATTACCGGTAAGACGCTGTTCTTGATTGAACGAGTCAAGTGTACTCAAGAAGATTTCCAAGTAGACGCTCGCTCTCTCGCTCAGCTCACGCTTCAGTTCGTTGGGATTAAGCAATCTACCGAAGCTGGTCCGTAAGGTTTTCCGCCGCCCTAAAGATCTTCCTTTTTCGTTCGAAGGGAACTTTAGGTCATATCTCCTCCGTGGTGGAAGGGCCTCCTGGGTTCTCTAGGAGGCCCTTTCTTATTTACAGAGCTTGACAGCTGTGGTATGATAGGGGAAGAATATAAGAATAAAAGGAAACCATA